AACTATTCACTTCATCAACAATCATAGCAGCAGACCGCAACGCAATTGTGGTAATAGGATGCAATCTTTTTGCAATATCGGGAAGGGGACTCGAGCTCATATTTTAATCTCCTTTCTTTTCGAACAACGAAATTTCTTTCATTGGTTCTTCTGTTACAGATGAACCGGTGTTGTTGGCAACATCTCCAGCCATCTTATAATTCTCATTTACAGCTAGTTTAGAAATCTTCTCTAATTGAGCCGCGCCCATTTCTTCAAGTTCTTCTTTTGTGAAAGCATTCTTTTTGTTAGACATGATTTCTTTAACCAAAGAATCCCTCTTGTTGTTCAACAGGCGCACTCCATCAGAAAGAACCTCTTTAAACGGCATCGGGATGGTGTTGAGATACTCTTCAATAGAAATATCTCGCACCTTTTCTTCTTCCTTTTCGTTAACCTTTACCTCGGGTTCTTTTGTTTGCAAAGAAGAAAAAAATATCTGTTTTTCTGTTTCTGAAAAACCTTCGCAGAGAGCAATACTCTCTTCAGAGAAACCTTTCTCTTTCAACATGTTTTTCATCTCTTCGTTCATTACTGTCTCCTTTTTGTTGATGGGGTTTTCTTTCTTATCTTCGGGACGATGTTTTTTCATTTTTTGGATTAATTCTGCTTTTTCTCCATTTATTTCATAAATATATTCAAAATCACCCTTTTCCTCTTGTCTTAAAATAGACAAAAGGTTATCAGTTTGCTCTACCTTACTTATTTTTTTTGTATGTATTTCTTTCAGAAGAGCATCTGCGAGATAAGAACGACGGGTGGGTTCTCCCATTATATCAAAAACAGAATTTATTCTAGGAATACCAGCACCGTCAGCAACAGAACAAGCACCTACTTGATTAGGAAGAATTGCAAGATGATCAGGAATGATGTCTGTAATTATTTTTGTATACTCTTCATTATTCCATTTACCTTTTTCTTCTCTATCTTTAGAAAAGTGCCCAATACTTACCTCTAACATTAACCCTGTTCTTAAATTTACAATTAAACCGGGTTCTACTTTTTCAGCTTTAACAACATCTATCCATGCTTCTGCTTTCAGTTTTCCGTTTTCATAACTAGCATTTAGAATGATACCGATGCCTTGCTTTTCTATAACTTCTTTTGTGCAAGCAGAAATAGGAGCACCGTCTTTCTCAGGGTGCAACACCACAATTGGTTTGGTATTCCATGCTTCTGGTATGGCAGACAGCTGTTCAGCAGTATATAGAGAAGCCCCGCCATTATTAACATGGACACCCTCTACCATCATAATCATAGGAAAAACCAAATAATGTTTTCCGTCGAGCGTCTCTTCGCGACACATGTCGTCTAACTTAATGCTCTTTCTAGAAATTATTAACATTTTTATTCTCCTATAAGATCAGTATAACACAATTTTTTTCAGAAATCAATATCTGATGTAATTATTCTGAAATCTCTTCAATTTTAGATTCTCTATCTTTCCGAGACAATTCATCTAATTCAGGAATCCAAGGTATCCAAACACATCTGCAATTAGGATGAAGTGGCAAAATTCCATGAGATTCACTTACCTTAAATCTTTTCGGATTACCGTTTTCATCTGTACCAAATTCTACGCACTTGTCACAAACACGGTCATCATTTGCATAAAGATATTCAACAAGAAGAGTGATTCCTTCTTGTTCAAAAGATTCGTATGTATCTAAAGACGCTTCTGAATGAGCCCTCATTATCTCTGTTCTTGCAATTAACTCAGCTCGTCTTATTCCAATCCCGTCTATTTTTTCCGCCATTCGTTTTGCAACAACTTTAGGATTAACACCTTCTATCATCCCTTGTGCTAATTCTGTTCTTATTCCATTGGCCATGACTTGCGAAACATTTTTCAAACTCTCGTATGTCCTGATATAACATAATGCGACTCTTGAAGCATGAATTGGTGCAGAAAAACTAGCTGCAAGCCATTGATCTGGTGTTAATCCTGTTAATCTACCAAATTTACCTCTAATATATGCGTCTGTCACACCTTGTTTATATGCAGAGGTAACATACATATCAGTCCATCTTTGATATCTTGCTTGCGTGCCTAGTTGGGCTTGAAAAATAATAGCATCTATATTTTGATCTAGCCATCTAGAAAAAGATTCTAAATAAGATGGATCGACAGGAAAATCATAAACATTAACAGTTATGTGAGGATAATAATTAAGAATCTTTTTCTCTACTTCTTGTTTCAAAAGATTCATTCTCTTTTTTAATTCAGCAAAAAACTTTTTGCTTATCCAAAGAGTTTTTGAGGGATCTCGTTTACTCAAGAACCGTGTCTTCCTCTTCTTCGCTTATCGGCAATGCAAGTGCCTCGCTTTGATTTAATATATCAGAAACTTCACCTGGGGAAAGATTCAAAATATGTTTCAAGAAATATTCTTCAGGAATAATGGCGGGTGCCATGACGGAATCTGCATACGCTTTCAAAGACTCTGCTTTTAGTTTACTTATCTCTGCTCGTTCTTTTTGAGATGTACTGTCTACCTTTAGCCATGTAATCATTATATCATCTGATGTTTCGGGCAAAATTTCTAAGAGCTGCAACCGTTTAACAAAAGGCCGCACGACATCATCCGATAGATAAGATTCCTGTCTGTCTCTAATCCTGTCTTCAAAAGTCATTTTATCTGCTGTAGAAGCCAAATGTCCCATCTCGCTACCCATGAGCATTCTGCCGGGTATTCCTGTATATGCTGAAATAGCATTTATTTGGGCTTTTATAAATGGTTCTGGATCAGATACCTGCACATCTAAAGATTTTGCATTTACGCCCTGTAATGTCAAAAATCTGGTCATTGATTGCACATATTGTTCAATCTGATCTTTCATTTCGAGTTTATCTTGAGAAGTAATATGCACATCAGGTTCAGCCTCAAATACATAACCAGGAAAACCCCCACGCATAAACATATGAGGAGAACCTTTAAGTAACAAAGTCACATTCAAAACATTCTCTATGACTGCTTCTAATCGTGGTTGACCAAAAATAACAGAATCAACAGCATTTTCTGTAAAATGAAGACATCTAGACCAATGAACAATAGTTTCTTTATTAGAATTGTTTTCATCAGAAAACTTTATAGAATACAATACAGGCATTCCATAACGTTCGTTAGATGGATTGTTCTCTACCTCTAATATCTCTACATTCGTTTCATCAAAAGGACGAAGATACAACAGTTCTTTACCTCGTTGCGCAGGTGTTTTGGGTTCTTGTCCATCTGCCAACCCTAAATACAAGATACCAAACCTACCTATTCCTGATAAAACATCGGCTTGTTTAAGCTTTTGGTGCACTTTTAATCCGGGTCTTAATATTAGTTTTGTTATTTCTTTTTCAAAAATAGTCTCTTTTGGAGAATCACCCTCAGTTATAGCAGGAAGAGCTCTCCAGCATTCGTTTGGGTACAAAGAAATGATCCTAGAAGCAATAGCATTCTTTTTGAACAAGTATTTATAATCAGCGGCTGAAAATTCGCCAGAATAAGAAGGAATGCCGTACATATCTTGAGCAAAATGCTCAATATTTTGCATCCTTCTTGAAAAGAAAGGGAGTGTCCTCATCATGTTATATACAAAATTTAGTTCTTTTTCATTCATTACCAGAGACCTCCTCTTTTCTGCTTTTTAATCAGCCAAGCATAAGCACCGGCACTCGCATCAACCATGTCTTTTGTTCTACCGCGTGGAAAAAATAAATGTTCCTTAATGAAATCTTTTGTCCATGGTCTGTTCATAATTAATACGTCTCCTCTATTCCACGCAATAGACCAAGGAGTCGCTCTTACCACCTTGTCTCCCGTAACCCTATCAGCATATACAGCGAATCCGAGTAAATTTTTTATCGAGTACTCTGCCGATTCTTTACCACCAGAACCGGGTTCTTGTTCAACAACTATAGTATACGGGATTCCGTCTATTTCGTCGATATTTGCTGTATCTCTGATAATTTTTTCACGTACTTCTGAAGACCATCTACCGGTTATACAGTCTAAAACAACCACTCTTCCCGATTTCATTAATCCTATCAATGAACCAGCGGTTTGTGCACCAGTTCCTCCAGCTGTACCTGCTTTATCCCAATATCTAACTTTTTGAATAATTTCAGAATCATAATGCTTGACAACAGACACCTTGTCTTCTAAAAACAAATTACCGCCCGAACGCTTCGGAGATTGACCAAACTGGCCTGCATAATCTAACGGACCTAGTGTTTTTTCATTTTCTTCTAATGTCTGTTTATCTAAACGAACGGTATCTAAAAGCCCATTCTTATAGTATTTCTTAAGCCTCTCTGGCTTGATCTCGTAATTATCTTCTGCAGGTAGACAAATATGTTTTATCCTGTTCTCTTGTCCTTCATTTATATCCAGAATATGCTGAGTCAAATCATCTTCAGACAATCTTTGCATAATCAGCAAAGTGAGAGAAACTCTCTTGTCGACCTTTCTGGTACTGAATGTTCTGTCATACCAATCAGTACATCCTTTAATTGAGACTTCAGAAATCGATTCCCGCGGATTCAATGGGTCATCTATTATGAGAAAATGTCCGTGCATACCAGTGGCTGTACCACTTGTTGACGTACTGAATCGTTCTCCACCTGTTTCTAATCCAAAATACCCTTTAGCATCGAGATCAGATCTGACCTTAATTTCTGGAAATAAAGTATTAAACAAATCTGTTCTTACTAAGTCTCTTGATTTAACAGACAAGTTTAATGATAATTCCCCAGAATATGAAGAACAAATAGATTTTAATGTCGGGTCTCTAGTCCAGACCCATACAGGAAACATAACAGAACACAAGGTAGACTTAGTGGTACCGGGAGGAACATTTATAATGATATCATATTTTTTAGGTTCTCTTCTAAATACTCTTTCTGCAGCCTTCTGAAGTTCTTTGCATATATATTTTATATGCCAATTTGGAACAAAGTTTTCAGCAATGAAAGAATCCCACATAGTCTTTACAAAAAAATAAAAAGACCTTCTGCATTGTTCAGCTATCACCTGATTTTTAAGTACAGATAATTCGTCCTGAGAAAAATGCAGAAGGTCTAAATTATCATTTTTCTGTATCTTCTGTTTCTTCTTCTTTTTGTTCTTCGTCTTCATTCATTTGCCTAAAAATGTCACTTAACGCGGCCAGCTGTTCATCTGAAAGTTTAGAGAGATCAACAGCATCATCTGTATTTTTGCCAGATACGCTTTCTATCCTGTTGCTGAATCTCCATTTTTCAGGTGCTCTGTTGGTTAAATAAAATATCATTGCCTTAACATCGCCGGCTACTTTTCGTTTTGTTCTTTTAACTATTTTTCTATTTCGCGATCTTTCGATAGTTATATCTTCTGCATCAAAACCAATTGCTCTTTCATATAGAGCATTTTCAACCTCTGTAATCAAAGGTTCTCTTGCTCTATCTAATATCATTGCGAGTTCTGGTTTTGTTCTTTTCCAATGTGAAAAGGTAGTCGGGTGTGCTCCAAGATTTATCGCGATCTGGGCATCATTGAGACCTTTAGATGCCATCTCTTCGATCTTCTTGTACATCGAGTCTTTCCAAACAACTCTTATTGCCATTGATTTCTCCTTTCTATCTATGCTACTATAAGGTAAGTATAGCATATCTATATGTCAATGTAAACATCCGCCCTTCATTTCGGTTCTCTGATAGCCATAAAGAGAGCCCTTGTTCCTTTAGGGCTTCTTACAAGCCCGGCCCCTTGTGACGCCTTCAAGGGGCTTTTCATGGCTAAAATTTTTCTGAGAAAATTTTCAATTTTCAAAAGCAAGATGGCGCGGTCGTCTATAACCCTGGTTTTGAGATCAGTTCATATGATGAAAATTGGGGAGAGGGCGGTTGTCTGTAACCCTGGTTTTGAGATCAGTTTATAGTCTGTAACCCTGGTTTTGAGATCAGTTTATAGTCTGTAACCCTGGTTTTGAGATCAGTTTATAGTCTGTAACCCTGGTTTTGAGATCAGTTCATATGATGAAAATTGGGGAGAGGGTCCTGGTTTTGAGATCAGTTTATAGTCTGTAACCCTGGTTTTGAGATCAGTTCATATGATGAAAATTGGGGAGAGCGCGGTTGTCTGTAACCCTGGTTTTGAGATCAGTTCATATGATGAAAATTGGAGAGAGGGTCGTGTGTAAAACCATGATCTCTCGTATGCAGAGCCTTTTTTTGACTTCAAAAAATTTAAGATCATTTTAACACCGTTAACATATTTAACACCTGTGGCAACTGTGCTTGGTCGCTGTGCTTGGTCGCTGTGCTTGGTCGCTGTGCTTGGTCGCTGTGCTTGGTCGCTGTGCTTGGTCGC